GTAACGCGTAGTCCATGTTCTCCCCAAATGCGGCCGCAAACGCGGGCACTGGGTCTTTCCCCCGCATCGCCCCGATGTTGTAGAACAGATCCGTCACGGCGCTACCACTCGACTGAAGCGAGGGCATGCCGTTCTCCGTAAAAGTCGTTTGATTCCGAACTGCTGCTGCAAACATGGTGCGTTCCTTTCAGGTTACATAAACCTTCTAATTGCTGTGATTAACCTAGGAAGTAGAACTGGCTGGTTGGTGCGGCATTACCGCACCTTTTTATTGATAGAAATGATCGGGTTGCTGTGACCAGCCAAAATATTAACTTGTGAGGCAGGTTACGATTGGTTGTGAGAACCCATATCTTACAATTTGTGCTTGCTGCACGTAACCTAGGACTGGATGCTTTTGTTATCTGCAAAGAATAGCATTGCTGGTGGGCTTGCTGTTAGCATCCAAATATTAACTTGTCCGCATTGTATCACATGGGCGGAGCGTTGTCAACAAATTTGTGACACCACGCAACTGCGTCCATCAGCGAGTCTTGTACAAGACTTTCGTCCATATGCGATCGGCGAAAATCGCTGCTCCACTCGACGGCGTACCCTTTGTACAACCCTTTGTCTAAGTATACCACAGCATAGCCGTACTTGTAGGCGTTTGTCCACACAATTGTACCTACCTTACCGTGGAGTAGCGATTCCATCGCAACGCGCGCTTTAATTTTCCACACATTCGTCTTGCCCATGATCGCACAGAACGCGCTAGAAAACGCTTCGTCCACCGTGCTCGCAGGATTGCGAAAGTAAATCAAGTTGTCGTTGGAAGACTCTTGATCACCCACTGTCACAAACCACGCGTAACCGCCATCGACGTGGGGAATTACCGTAACGCCTAGATCGTCGGCCACTGTGCGAAAGTGTACATCATTGCTCATTTTGATTGTCCTTTGTTGCATGAAACGTCAGTACGTTCTTTGCTCCACGCTCCGTAAGCGCGTATGCGATAACCTGATCCAACAACCACGTCCGTCGTACAATTTCCCATACCGAACCACGTTTCCGAATAAAGTAGGTCATCGCAAACTCCTTAACGATCGATTACCTCCGTAATATACTACAACGATGAGCCCTTGTCAAGAGGGATGTTAAACGGCGTTTGAAATGCCTCGTAATGGGGAAGTCCCCCCCACTTCGACGCGTAGTACGCGCGGTTCTTGCCAAAGTTGTGATGGTGTGCGTTCATCTGCTGTTCAGTATAGTTCTTAAGCGTGGCCGATCCTTGGTGAAAGAATCCGGACTCTGCGAGCGTGTAGCGCGAGAATCCAGCGAGCTTCATGCGGTAGTCGTAGTCGTTGTCCTCGTAGTAGGCGGGCCAGAAGTTCTCGTCGAACTCACCCACGGCTTCGTACAGCTTGCGCGTGATGCCAAAGAACGAAAACATGTTCTGTCCGGGGCAGGCGACGAAGTCTGCGTGCTGCAGCGACAGTACCGTGCTTGGCAGTGTAGGCGGATCTAGGATGATGTCATCGTTTGCAATAACGATCGCATCACAACCGCGATCAAACGCAAGTTTGCATAACTTATTCCAACCGGGCGCGACACCAAGATTGCCTACCGAGTCGGACATAATCAGTTTCTCCGCGGGAACCTTTGCGGCAACGAGGTCTACCCAGTTGCTTCCGACCACTTCTTGATGATAGCGCGTGCTCTCCCCCTCGCTCACGTGTACGTGTACGAGGTCAACTAACGACAAGTCTACACTTGGTAAGTGCTTGTCCACTACCCACTCAAATTGATTAAGTGTAATAATTCCGTACCCTATCTTCATGCTACCTCCATATATCGGTTCATATCCTGAATGTATAATTCAAATCCGTTACCCTCGGCGACTGTTTGCCAGAACTGCTCATCAAAGTCGAGCACAATCACCTGCCAGACTAGCTTCTTACCCATGACCTCGTTCACCGTGATAGGATTGCTGCGGCGTTCGAGTGAACGCAGTAATCGCATAATCTCGTTGTGGTTATTGATTGACATGTCGATAACTAGCGTGATCAGCGTGTGTTTAACCAGTGACTTGGGCGTTAAACGGCGTGGTGTACTGTTCGTCATCGGGTAATCCTCCCCACTTCTCAACGTAGTAATCCTCGTTTTTGTCAAAGTTGTGAAAGTGCATTAGCTTTCGCTCTATGCCAAACTTACCCAGCGTGGCCGATTTTGCGTGTAAGTACCCGCTACACTGCACGGCCACAGGCATAATTCCTGCAAGGCGCAGTCGATACCGGTAGTCGTTGTCCTCGAAATACGCAGGCCAAAACTTTTCGTCAAACGCGCCAACTGTATCTACCAGATCGCAATGCATACCAAACAACGTAAACGCGGACTCAGTTGTTTCTGCGTATACAAACTTGTTGCCTTGTTTAAGGGAGGCCGCTAACGCTTGCACCGTGCCCTGATACAGCGTGATGTCGTCGTTGGCGACGATCACCGCATCATACCCGTCGCGCTTCGCGTCGCGTACAAACTGATTCCACGCACAAGAAACACCGTAGTTGTCCATTGACGCAGAAATTGTCCACTTTACTTCTGTTTTTTCTAGCCACTTACTGAGCGGTACAATGTCGAGCGGTAAGCTAAACGACTGTTTTTGATATTGCTGCTGCTCAACTTCTGAAAAGTGTAAGTGCAGCCCGTCAATTACCGATGTGTCTAGACTGGCTAGATGTTTATCCACTAACCAGTCTACCTGATTTAATGTTACTACGCAGTAACGTATTCTCATACCTAGTCCTTTAGCGCCAAGTCGCTTGATTATTTTGTACGTACATCCACTTGGACCAACAAGGGCGACTCGACGCCCAATGACTCCAGCCACGTCCGTCGTCCCAAAGTGTCTGAAACAGCTGATACTGTGTGTAAGCCGGGGCCTTATCTGCGCTGGGATACATAGCAACTAGATCTCCCCAGTCAGACCCGAATGCTTGACGCAGAATCCAGCCGTCGTTCGGGTTCCACACCCAATGATTGTTGAATTGAAACGCCCCACCGTCTTGAGTCCCGTCGTCGTTCACGTTGACTGCGTTCCACGAGTATGACCCCAGAGTTTGCGTGTCTCCTGACTCGCACGCCATGACCGCTAATGCTTCTTGTGAAATCTGCACACGCTCGCACCCAACCGGGGTGCAATAGAGAATAAACGTAACTAACAAACTAATCATTCTTTACCCTTTTTTCCGGTTTTTGTTTGGATTTAGGCAGATCCACTACAACCTTGGGGTTAAGTAGTTTTGCCAATGATCCGTCCGCGTTGCAAACTTCTGCACTTTTCGTGTAAGTTTCAACAACTTGTGTCTTGCCGTCGGCGTTCGTGACTAGCCATTTCTTATAGTTCTGATCCATAAGTCCTCCATAAATAAAAAACCTCCCCCATTATAGTGGGGGAGATTCTCGTTTGTCAAGAGCTACTCAGGCTTTGCAGCCGTTTCTTGGCTGATTGATACCTTTACTGTCTGTGTACCATTCGGATCAAGTAAGTCAGCAGCGGTCTCTTTGTCCATATCCTGCAAGAACATGCTCACTTGATCTTTAACCAAACTCAGCAACGCTGACTGTGGATTGATTGCGGTTTCAAACGCTAAAGGTTTGATAGCGCCGCGGTAAATTACTTGCGAGGTCGTGAAGATCACGGTCAATGACTGAAACAGTAATTCTGCGTCAAACGGCATACCCGAGGTAAGGTTTGCCAAAGGAATTAGTGCGGCTGCCAAAAGAGACAGGCCAAATACCAATGCAAACTTCTGAACACTGGGCCAGTGTGCTTGTTTAAGGCTAGTGACCACAAGGGGAATAATTATACCAACCATAAGTTGATACGCCAGTTCCATAGTTTTAAGATCCATTTGCTTTCTCCATAGTGTTAAATTTGTTTGCCATCTCAGCAACAACCCGCTCCAAATCTTGAATGCGGTCGAGCATGCGTAGCTTATCCGACTCCAATTGAATAATTTTTTGCTCTAGCTCCATTTGCTTTTGCTTCTCGGCCAAATTGTCATTTAGTAGCTGCTCGTTTTTGCTTCGCAGCGTTTCGTTGTCCGATTCAAGCGACTCGATACGCAACAACAGACTGTCTTGAAACTTAGTTGTATTGTCGCTGTTGCTCTTCTTAAACGAGAACCACGCAAGTGCAAAAGAAACAACTCCAGTAATTAACGCGTAAAGTGTTTGATCGCTCATATGTCACCCCCTACATCAACAAGTGAGGAGTGTACATAACCTACCCAGTTACAATAATACCACAGGTTGCTGCTGTTGTAAACGCCCCCGGGCACTGGTTGCTTTTCAACTACGACTGTCAGATCAGCGGGGAGTACACCAATGATGTTTACGCCGAAAACCGGACTACTTCGCACGTTAGTATTTACTCGAAGCTTAGCCAACACGTATTGCTTATTTAAGCTTGCGGACCAGTTAACAAACTGGCTGTCCGTGACTCCTGAGGGGTCTATCTTTCGTCCGGCCGGACGCGCAATTTGACGGTGGGTCACACGCTCTAGCGAACTGTAGCAGCGTGCTAATTTAGTCAGCGACGCCCACATCTCACCGGTCCAGTAGAGTTCTTTTGGCGAAAAGTGCATTTCCACACCAACTGCGTAGAAATTGCTGTAGCTATCCTTACTCACTTCACCCGTGTGCCACGCAACAAAGTGAGCTGGGTCGAGCACCTGATGAATAATCCCTTGCTTGTCGATAAAGTAATGAGCGGAGATGTTTGGGGAGTGTGCGATGTACTTAAGCTCCGACTCACCCCGCGAACCAGCAGATCCGTTAGTTGTGTGCACCGTAAATGTTTTGTACGGTTCACTCCCCCTGCGGAGGCTGTACCCCTGTCCCGGCAGGAGTAGTTTGTTCTTCTGGTGAGTTTTTTCCATCGGAAGGTGGCTGAGCGGCTGGTTGAGTTGATTCATTCTGTACCTCTGATTGAATTTTTACCTGCTCTTCCTCATAAGTGGTATTGTACAGTTGAGCAATTGTGTCCTTAGATATAGCGCCCACTTGTTGTGCTTGAATAGCAAACTGCGTAAGTGCGGTCATATCCTGAAATTGAATTGGGGAGAAATAAGGCTCTGGCCAAGAGTCAAACCCATTTCGTGTAGCTAAGTCTTCATATAACCACTCAACCCAGTAAATGATCTTTTCGCGGAGGTCGGTGAGCGTTGCCAACGGTCCTAAGGATGCCACGCGACTATCCGACGAATTACTACGCATTGATTCACCCGTAGTTAAGATACGAGGGAATCCCAACGCAAAGAAAATTTCCGCGTTTGGTTCCATGTACTTAGATTCGTTAAGCAACGCTTCCAAAGGCGGAAGCACCCATTCGATGTTGACCGTGTGGTTAGTAAACAAGTTAAACACACGATCGCCAGAAGCGGCAGCGTTTGCAATCGCTGTGGACGTTGCCTCGATGTCATCGTCAGTTGCAGGGAATTCGTCCGAACCGACTTTAATCTGCCGCAACAACTCAATAGACCTTGACACAATGGTGCGATCCATCATCTTAAGGTATTCCTTGTGCTGCATAGCAAACAGTGCGTTTTCCAAAAACGGTATTGGGTACACGTCGTCAGAAACAAGTTGACCATAGATTGGGTTCGCATCCTCTAACGGAAACAGCCGCTGACCCGCAACCACCGCTTTTACAAACGCGGGCGACATACGTGCTAACTCTTGATAACCCGCGAGATCCTCGGTACCGTCTGAGCGTTGACCTTTTGCACTAATAAACGCTGCATCATCGGACGTCACTTGCAGGTAGACAGATCGACTGAGGCCCACAGGTCGCCTTCTGAGCTTAATGTTGGTTGGATCTCTAACCCACATAGCATCGGGAATCTCAACGCGCTTTCTACCTGCGCTTGAGTCTAGCTTGTTGTACATCACCGTCTTGTAGGTAATCCCCGGTACAACAAGGCCGGTGATAAAGTACTCGAGTGCGAGATGCTTTAAAAATGGCCGCAGTAATTTTGCTACCGCGTCGTAGTATTTCTTGTTAGCCGAATCTTCCTCGGTGTTTCGATTGCGTAGACGCGTAATGGCCAAGTCGACCATACGACCTACCACAGTACGCACAATAGTGTCCCTGCGGAAAAAGTAACGGCAGAACTCAACCATCTGATGGTAGGTGTACCGCCGCGTGTTATCAAACGGGCGTTGGTGCGGATCGTAATACCCCACGGTATTAAGATTGTATGTAAAAATTGGGTTTGGCGAGTAGCTCGCCACGGTCTTAGACAACTTTGATTTGTCCATATTTACCTCTCTGTAGTCTTAGTGTACGCACGGGCAAGTGCCATGCTTTTGGAAACCACCGGCTCACGCAGAGCCCCAATAAAACACAAGTAACTTGCATAGATGTGATCATCGGAGCTTTCTCCGTGGCCTTTTGTAGAAACCACAAAGTAGTGCATATGACCGCTAGCACGTCGTTGCCGTGCAATACGTTCCAGCTGACTAACCCCTTCGGCGTCGATTTCGGAGAACACAATCGTGCCGCTCTGAACCCGTCGAATTAAATCCATTGTGGCCCATGCCTTAAACGTTTCAGTAATCGGCTCGTTGTCTCCAACGCTACCAATGGTCACGCGCTCATTAAACTGAATTGCCATAATGCGCGACGCGTAATTAAACGACGCAAACTCAGATCGGGTTTGTAAACTTTGTGAAATGCCCGCACCACCACCACCAGCACCGACGTCGATAGCAATGCGCGTCGCATTGTACGCACGAGCGAGATAATCAATAATGACTTCCTGCTCGGGATAGTCAATGCGTTGGATACGGTAACGGACGTTACATCTCCACGTACCGTCTACCAGCGTAAACACTTGAATAATAGTCGGGTCCGAGAAACCCGTATCGATGGCAAACACTACCTGATCAGCGTCTTTGTTTCGATGAATAGGCAAACATTCTTTGTAGCTGCGTCCCTTTTCCTTTTCTGACTGCGTGTACTTGTGACTGTAGAAGTCAATTGGAATCAACTTCATCTGATCACGAGAAAGTACTTGAAACGATGGACTGCCGTGCTTACCCAGCACCAGTTGTTGAAAAATGTCCTCAGACTCGCCGCCATACTTTTGAATAGCGTCATCCCAGTCAGCCTTAGTAAAATACGGATTGTTTGGGGCTGGAATGCGATACTTTTTAAACTTTGGTGTCTTTATATCAAGTACGTACAGCGCCGTGTTACGCATGCCGTTAGGCACGCCTACGTACAACTCCTGTGTCTTACTTTCCCACGTGTTGATAGTCGGCTGCAGTTGGTTAAAAGCCGTCATAGGGAACAACTGAAACTCGTCTCCAATTACTTTCGGTATGTGAAGACCAACCAAGTTGTTTGCTTCCTTACTACCAGCAATACGGGCGTTTAGTCTGTGCTGACGGGCACCCATCTTAAAGTCCATTGTACCCTTCGATCGATTGACGTTGTTGTTAAGAAAGTCTTTCAGCATTGGGGAAGTAGTAAACTTTAGAATAAGCCTGTCTAGAATAGGAGTCAGCTGATTAGTGTTGGGCGTAACCAGTAACTGCTCAGGCGTACGCGGAAACTCAATGTTTGAATTAAGAATTTGGTACGTCAGTAAGTCTTCCAGAATTACCGAGTTGTGTACAATGATGTCCTCACTGATATACGTTTCGTCGTGATATACATGCACGGAGTACGTGCGCTGCATGCCATGTCGCTGCTTGGCGACAATCGGCTCCCATGAGTATTTTTCGGGATACTCCTCGGGTGGGCGTAGCGCGGCGTAGATACCGGGGAGCTTAAACTTACTCCAGAAGATGCGTGCGTAGACTGGATCAGCGGTTTCTACCATCCACACAGAGTCATCGATGTCGAATCGATGATGCTCATCGGTGTGTTTGGCCAAGAGCGTTACGTTAGTCTTAATGCCGAAGTACAGCAACAGTTCCTGCCAATCCTGTACGTAGCTCCAATTGTGAAGCTTAATCCGTACTGAACTTTGAGAGCATTCGCCGTGCTGAGCATACGCCGCCTCCATAAACGTTTGAATGTTCTTCAATGTTTGTGTTTTCAGCCAACCAAGGCGAAATACTTTGCGGCTGTCTTTACCAAACAAGCCCAGCTCTATCTTTAGTTGGTTGACGTAGTGACGGGTGCCACCAGCTTTGAATCGATCTAAGCGGATAACTCCGTCGTCTGTTTCGCTATACTCTAGGTACAGCTGCCGTGAGATCTCTTTGAACTCTTCACGAACTTTCTTAAATCGTGGTTTAACTGCCCCGGTTGCTTTGAAGTAGACAGATCCGGAGGCCATATAACCAAGAATGCGAAGCTCGGCCCAAGACATTGTGTCGAGGATGCAGTGGTCGCTAGGGAGCCAGTTCATCACGGCTACTAGATCGCCAATGACCAGATCGCCCATGAGCACATACCCATGGGGAGTCAGAATCGGGTGTACGTCAGTGGCCTTTAGTATTTTCCCGCCGTTAGTCGTAAGCGACCATGACTTCTTCCAGCGATCAGGGCGAATGAACGCCCGTCGCTGCGTGAACTGGCCGTTTGCGTAACCGTATGTAATAATTGACGGCTTGCCTAATAGCTTAGAAATACGCTTGTACCCCTCTGACGTAAAAATACGTGCACTTGCGGGCTGACATTTACCAATAGCGCGGCCGCCAGTAACCACCACACTCGTTGTCTGATCGGAGAGAATTTCTTTTTGATAAGCGCGGAACGTGAACTCTTCGGGGGGCCAGTTGATGCGATTCATGTCGCCGTTGTTGGTGCTCCGTAAAAATTCATTTAACCAGACCGGATCTTCAATAACTTCGAGAAGGTCTAGCTCAGCTTCGCTGATTTTCTCTTTAAGCATCGGATTCCTCCTCGTCGATAATGAACTCCTCCTCGTCGCCGCTTTCCATCGATGTGCCCGCTTCCTTAGGAAGACTCACACTGTATCGATGTTTTTTACGCCACGCGCTGTCTTTAATATCAAAGAAAATGTCCTTCTCCTCTCGAGCAGCAGTTACGT